AACAGCGCAAGACGCTGGCCCTCCGAGTCGCCGCCCGTCAACTCGTTGCTGAGAAAGCGAAGTTGTCCCGCTCCGGTGCTACGCTCTACGAAGGCATGTTTGTGAATGTGCCTCGTGAAAAGGATTGGGCGCAAATGGCATACAACAAGACCAAGAAGACGCTCGCTGGCCTTGATGCCGATGGACGCCTTGCTTTGGTTTCTCAAGGTGCTGTCGTTCTCTATGAGAACAACCACGACGGCTCTTGGACTCGTCACGCCAACCCCTCTCTCCTTTCTCGCCAGCCGTTTGAGGAAGATGTGTCTTCAACCGAAATCACCTCGGTTCCTCCACGAAGCGTGGATTTGGATGCCAACACAATGTTCTCTTTGGTTTGGGACAAAAACAACATGCACTTTGCCAACGGCAATCCCAACTTCAAGTATGGTGCCAACCGCCCGCTTGAGGAACCCGACCGCTCGTGCTTGTTCATTGGTCGCAAGGCCGGTTCAAACGACGAACCCACGATTCATTCTTTCCGTTTCAACGGTGCTTTGGCGAAGGAGTCTTGGCCTACCTTTGTGACGGGAACCATCGGCATGAAGCCAGCCAACCGAGACGGTATGGCTTACGGTACGAAGGTCACCACCTTCTCCCCCGACGCCAGCCTCACGAGCATCTTCTCCGCTCCGCCCCTCGCTCTTGTTGACGGTGCGCCGCAAGGAATGGTCGTTGATTGGCTCGGTGATGGATTGTGCCAATCCCTGTCCGACTGCCACACCGCCTACGCCGCACTTGACGACAAAGCCAAGTGGGACACTACCTTCGGCTCCGTCGTTGAAGTGGTTCACATTGACCCACGGGACAAGGGTGGCTTCATCATCACCCTCGGAGACATGGACATCATGTCCGACGCCGCTCCTGTGGAGTTGTATCTTTCCGCCAAGGAAGAAGGCGAAGTTGACTTCGGCGTTGGTTCGGAACTGCTCATCGTCGGTTCACCGTGGGTTTCCCGTGAAGGCGAGAACCGCTTCATGGTCAACGGCTGGTGGTGCATGAACGCCATCGCACCTCTCGCTGACACCGACTTCTCCGGCGACGGCGACGGATGGGATGCTTGAATTGTTTAGGGGGAAAGGAAGTTGCACAACATCGTTAGCGGAAGCGAGGCGCGAGAAGCGTTGTCCACGGCTGTTCGTCTGCTTGCAGACAGCGTGCGTGGCACACTTGGCCCAAACGCTCGGACAGTCCTTGTTCAGCACGAAGGGCATCCTCCCTCCGTCCTTAACGACGGCGTGAAAATTGTTTCTGCCGTAAAATCAAATGACCCTGCCGTTCAAACATCCCTTGACTTGTTGCGCCAAGTTGCCCTTGAAGCACAACAGGCTTCGGGCGACGGGACGACAACCGCCACGATTCTTGCCGAGGCTTTGGTTGAAAATTACTCTCGCGCCGAATCCGACTCGTCCGACATGTCTCTCTTTGTGGAATATGTGGAGAGCCGGATTACCGAGATGAAGTGGGACATAGACCCGCTGTCATTTGATTTGACTGACCTTCAACGAGTGGCAACAATCGCCGCCAACAATGATGAATCCATTGGTGAATTGATAACGGATATGTTCGCTACCATAGGTGCTGATGGCCTCGTCAACCTCAAGGTTGGTTCGGACGACCACACCACTTGGTCGCAGACCACGGGATGCGAAGTGCCGATGTATTACGCTTCTCCGATGTTCTCCAACAATGACCGAAGAACCTTTGAGGCAGACAACCCACTTTTTATTATCACAAAAGAAATCATTGAGGACTTTGATGATTTGACCCCTGCTCTTGAGATTGCGATTGAGAACAGTCGTCCCCTTGTCATCGTGTGTCAAGACATCAAAGGCGTGGCTCTTTCTAACTTAATCGCAAATGTGGTTGGTGGCGTTGTTCGTGCCTGTGCCTTGCGTATTCCTCGCACCGACGCCGATGAATGGTTTGACGACTTGAAGGCTTTGACGGGTGGTGGAATCCACTTTGAAAGCGAGAAGGGAACAGGGATTGCTAACGCTGTTGAGGGTGCCGGACACTTCGGTTCTGCCGAGCGTATCTCCGTTGGACATGCGACAACAACCATCGTCGCTGGTGAAAGGACAGAACAGTTGCAGAATCATATTCACGGACTCGCCAATCAAGCGAAAGCCGCCGACCATCCATTTTCACGGGAAAAGTTGTTGACTCGGCGTTCCCGACTCGCACAGCACATGGCTTCAATCTACATCGGAGGATTCAGCGAGGCTGAAATCCGTGAAACCCGTGAGCGGGTAGACGATGCCGTGAACGCTACCCGTCTTGCTATCAAAGGTGGTGTCGTTGTAGGTGCAGGTTGGACGCTCTACACCATCGCTCGCCAATATCTACAGCATCACGAAACAGCGGGGGCAGGGGCTTTCGCTGACGCTCTAAAAACGCCGATGAATACGCTTCACGCAAATGGCGCACCAAAGGAACATGCTTTGAAGTGGGGTGAAGAGTATTACCTCAATACTAAAACGGGTGAAATGCAACCAACCGCAGAAGCGGAAGTGCTTGACCCTGCTCTTGTCGTTCTTAACTCGTTGAAGGCGGCTGTGTCCATCGCTCGTCTCGTCTTGACGACAGACACCATCATTCTCGCTGAACCAAAGGGGTTATAAGCCTACACAGGAAGGGGAAAACATGACTTGGGGACAAACACAGAAAAGCGACAGCGCACCTGCAAAGGTGGCTTACGACAAGGAATACTACCGAAACACCTTCATGAACAACACGGCTCATTCTGTGCCTGTTCGCATGGCTCTTGTCGCCAAGGAGAATTGCGGTAAGACGGGACTCGCCGTCTCCCTTATCCGCCAAGTCCGACCCAAGGGCAAAATCTATGTCTTTGACATTGACAACTCCGCACAGGCCACTCTTGAGGCCGCTTATCCCGACGATAAGGAAATAATTGTCTTGCCTCTACTTGACGAGCGAGACGAATCCATCTACAATGAGGATGCGACGGTCAACTACGCAAACCTCGTGGCCGACAAAATGAACTTCTATGTGAACATCGTTGCTGATGTCGCCAAAGAAGAAGATGTTGCGGGCATCATCATGGACGGCGGTTCAACCTTCCTCAAGTGGTGCGAACATGCCATGACCGATGTTCTACTACGCCGTGGCGTCATCAAGGAAGAAGGCGACTCCTTCAACCAAAAGGAATGGCGAACACGCAACCAACTCAACCGTGATGTCCTCACCCGACTTCACGGACTTCCTGTCCCATGCGTCATCAATACTTTTCACCTAAAAGATGTCAGCAATTATGTGGACAACGGCTCCGGTGGCAAGGTCTTGATGAAAATCGGTGAACGCCCCGATTGGGACAAAGGCACAATGCGCCTGTTCTCTCAGCAGATTTTCCTGTCTCGCTACATGAAGAAGGCCGATGCCGCCGCTGGCGTCAAAGCCGACCCTTCGCTCAAGAACCCCGATGATTGGGTCATCAAGGCCACCATTGAGGAAATCAAGGGCAAGCACATGGAACATGTGGGCGAGACTCACACCATCCTTTCTGTCGTCAAGGGCGATGTGAAGTGGGCGGGACTACCGTTTTTGAATTGGAAGTGATTTCATGGACGAATCGGAAATCCTTTCCGTCCTCAAGGACATGAACAAAAACCAAAAGGGGCTTTTGAAACAAATCAAGGAATTGAAATCACGAGTCGCAGACCTTGAAACCATCATTGACGAGATTCCCAACATCGGGAAGGTTTTCGGGGCCGTCAAGGAGTTACAAGAACAATACGAGGCACCGGCCAACACATTCACGCATTACATCGGAGGTTAATTTCATGACAACAATAAGCATCAACAATACCCAACTCAAGCGAGCCTTGAACATCAGCAAGCGCAAGCAGACTGTCAACGGCAAGCAACAGGCACAGGTTGAATCCTGTGTCTTGATGTGCGACGGAAGCAAGGCGAGAATCACGAGCCTTACCCGTGATTTGACAGGTCTTACCGAAGTTGTTGCCGACTGTGGTGGGACGGGCAACATCCCCATCCCCGACATTGACCGTGTGCTTGGTGTCCTTTCTCTTCACGGTCAAAACCTTACTATCACTTGGGAGGCTGACAAGTTGCGCTTCAAGTCGGCTGGCAAGCAGACTACGCTTGACTCTTCTTTTGACGCAAAAGCATTTACACACAGTCAAGAAACAATCTTGGATTTCAAAGTGCGCTCGCAAACGCTCGCAAACAAAATTGACGCCGAGAACGGCGTCTACACTTTGGGCGACGGAAGCGAACAACATTCGTTCTGTTCCTTTGAGGTAAATGTAGCCGACCTTTACGACGCTTGCCGATTCGACACCATCAACGGACAACGCCTCAACCGCTACACCTTCACGATTCCCAACGGCGATTCGCCAGCCGGTCTTTCTATCACGGTTGGCGACCCATCTCTTGGACAGACCACCAGCGAAATTGCCTTTGAGCAAAAATACCTCATGCCGACAAATGGGTTTTCGTGGGACTTTGACGGTGGCCTTGATGAATTGTTCAAAGGTTTTACGGGCAAAGCAAAATTGAATTTATTTGACTTCCGTGAACACGGCCAAGGTATTCGGTTCGCTGTTTCCTTCGGGAATGGTGAATGGGCTTGGGCGGCAGGGGCATTAAATTAAGGTGTTCTCATGGTTGATGCGAAGCAGGTTAGGAACGGAACTATGAAGTTACTAACCGACGAACAGGTTCAATTGCTCCTTGAGCGTATGGGAGACAGACCTTCAAACCGTAGAGTCTATCTTAAATTGGCTTGTCTCGCTGTCCTTCGGTATGATGCCGATGGGCGTTACTTGAATGCCTCGCAAATAGGTGTTTTAGCGGAAAAGTATTTACCGAAAACAGTTGGTATGAGTCCACAACAAGTCGGAACCATACTTGGGACATTCTGTCGGATGAAAATAGTCAACCGTTCCTACAACCGACCTCATACCTACTGGTGGAGAGATAACTGATGTGGTATGACTGTAAGTCTTGCGGTAAAAGAAAATACACATCATGGTCAAAAAAGAAGGGGCCGGTGAAGTGCGCTCGTTGTTGCCGTTTGGAAAGGGAGGGTCGTCTTGAGCAGAACGCCCCGTAAGTGCCTCCGCCGTTGTTCGGGGTGCGGGATGGAGAAAACGACAAACATGACCAATCACAAGGTAATGGTCAACGGTGTTAGGCTACAATGCGGCATTTTTAGGGTCGCTGACCGTCCACGCAACATCTCTACTTTAAGGGAAGAAGAATAAGTATCAATGCTTTTATATTGTTCGCAAGCGTAGGAGTATCATGGTTGAAGTGATTGACCCCAACACGGGCGAATGGGTTCGTGTGTGTGACGCTAAATTTGATGAGTCGGGGTTCCAAAGACATGAGAGAAACAGCGGCGATGGGGATGTTCTCGTCGTTGAAATCAAACACTTCATCAAACCGGCCAAACCGCTCTACCATCGCAAGGATTGGTTGGAGCAAGAATACATCGGCAAAAATCGCACCATGGCGGAAATAGCAAACCAATTCGGAATCACCCCGATGAGCATCCACCAATGGTTAGTCAAGCACAATATCACTACCCGCCCTCGTGGAAGGCGCACTTGAAACCCTTATAAGGCCACACTCTAAGGGTGTAATATGATTGTGGAGCAAGTCGGACACAACGAAGTGTTGGTTCGCTATCGTGATGCCAACGGCAACCGGAAACAAACTGCAATCAAAGACAGACTCCCATATTGCTTCGTGCGAGATGAGGATGCACAATTCATAAACGAGACGAGGAAGTCGGGCTACAGGGGAGTTTTTGGTGAACCTTTGACAAAAATCTCTTGCTTCTCCACCGAAACTATTCGCTACCTCTCCAAGATTGGCCCCACATGGGAAGGCAACATCCCGTTCACGAATCAAGTCTTGACGGCTCGTAAGAAGGCTGGCGAGAAGACCTTTGAACCCTATCATCATAGGGTTTGGTATCTTGACGGAGAATGGAAGACGGACAGCGGCCAAATCACCATGCTTACCGTTCATGATAATTTTACCGGAAATCTATACTCTTGGGCGGTTCTACCCCATGGTGTTGCGTTGAATGCTGAACAAACAGGCAAGAAGGACTTCCTGTTTGATGCCAACGGCAACAGATATGATTACGATACTCCTGTTCTTCTTTTCAACACGGAAGCCGAATTGCTCACCCACTTCACGGCGTTTATGCGGAAGCAAGACCCCGACATCATCACCGGCTGGTATGTTGCCGGTGCCGACTTGAAGCAAATCGTTGAGCGGTGCAAAAAGACCGGTGTTCGTGCATCCAACATGTCGCCGCTCAACCGCATTCGCTACGACTTCGGTGATTGGGCGCAACCTATCGTCGGACGGAATGTCATTGACTTGCGACTCGCCTTCCCCAAGTTGTGGGAGTTGAAGAACGGCAAGTTGCCAAACTACAAGTTAGGTGATGTCGCTTGGGAATGTTTAGGGGAAAAGAAAACCGAATTGCCCGACGGACACGACACCTACTACTCCGACCCGATTCTTTACCTTGAATACAACCGACAGGATGTGCGCTTACTTCCCCGACTAAACGGACTCGTGAACGCCCTTGACTACTTCATCGCTGTGCAACATATTGCACAATGCGAAATCCGTAGCACTCCGTTTGTGACGCAGGTCTTCACCTGCCTTGCTTTGGGCGACCCCGAATTTGAACATCAAATACCTTCCAAACCAATGTTTGACAAGGTGAATTATGACGGAGCAATTGTCATGGAGGGTAAGAAGGACATCTACCAAAACATAGGTATTTTTGATGTAAAAGCCATGTATCACAGCAACGCTGACCTCCACAATATCTCATGGGACACGCTTTCTCACGGCGGTAAGGACTGTGGAAATGGTACAAGGTTCTCACAGGAGAGCAAGGGGTTGCTGGTGCGACAAATGGACAACATGACGGTTCTCCGTGACCACTACAAGCAACTGATGAAGGACGCTACAACGGACGAAGAACGGGTGCGCTATGACGCCCTGCAATACGCCACCAAGTCTCTCGTCGCATCCATGTATGGCGTTGCTGGCGATTCCAAGTATGGGTTGTATCACCCCGACATCGCCGCCGCAATCACTTTTACCTCAAGACAAACCTTGCTCAAATTGAAGGAAGTTGCCGAGGACTTGGGCCATCCCGTGGTCTACGGACACACCGACTCGGTGATGTGTAAGGTTGAGACTCCCGACGATGGCGAGTCGTCGCTCCATGAAATGAACCGCCGGATGCACCCCATCATCGTTCAATTTGAGAAGTGGTCGTCTTCGTTCATCCTCATGGAGAAGAACCGCTACGCTGGCCTTGTTTGTTGGACGGACGGGCAAACCCATCAACCCAAGCGGTATGTGAAAGGTATTGAGTTGAAGCAAAACCGGATGCCTCCCGTGATGAAGGACGCCATGGGGAAAGTTATTGACGGCATCCTTGGTGGTTACCATGAAGACCAAATCACCGGCCCATTGGTGACGCTGATTGAGAATGTTATTGAGGGTAAAGTAGACCCGTTGGATTTGTGCATGAAGGGAAAATTGAGCAAAAACCTCTCCGAATACACCAGCGTTAGCGGCGTTGCCGCTGGCGCACAATGGGCCAACAGGACACTCGGCAAGGGTTACCGGGCCAACGATTATTTCTTGGTGACCATCTCTCCAAGCGGCCAATACCTTGCCTTTGATGACCCAAAGGACATTGAGGGTATTGCCGAAATCGGCTATCGCACGATGGTTGAACGGTTCATTATCAAGAAGGTTTTACCGTATTATCAAGTGGCGGGGTGGGACATCTCACCACTACACCGGGCCATGGATGGCAAGTCAAGGGTGGCATGGATATGAGATTGTTTGAAGGCGATTGTTTGAGCGTGCTGAAAGGGCTTCCCGACGACTCGGTGGATAG